AAACCGAATACTTCCAAAAGATTGGCTATCGAGCCGTCTACAATCTAGGTGATCGAGTCCGTGGTAACTTCAATAAGATTCCCTTTGCTGGTAGCATTGGGAACGATACATTGAAGGATGCGGAGGTTGGTCCTTACTTAACTATCCATCCGGATTTACCGATTCTATACAAAGGACATATCTACAATATCCTTATTGTTAAACATCGTGATATAACTGATCGTTATATAGAGGATTCAAAGGATGAATCTATCAGCAAAAGGTTCCCTCCTTTGAAAGTTAGTAAACCTACAGTTGGAGGTATCCAGTATGATTGAAGTTATTCTATGGTTGTTTGTAGCCTTTATGGTTAAGCACTTTGTTGTTGACTTCCCGCTTCAGGGGCCTTATCAGTGGATGAACAAAGGTACGTATGGGCACCTTGGTGGTATCCTACATGCAGGGCTCCACGGGCTCGCGACCTTCCTGATATTAGTTCTAGTTACGAATGCGCCGCTGCCAAGCTTATTACTGGCTAGTGCGGACTTCTTTATCCATTACCATATTGACTGGTTGAAGATGAATATCAACGAGAAGATGGGATGGAAGTCTAATGAGCATCCTGAGTTCTGGATTCTACTAGGGCTTGACCAGCTCGCCCACATGCTGACTTATGTAGCTATCATCGCATTGGTGGTACTATGAAACTACGAGAACTTAAGCTAATCTTGGACACGTATGCTGATCATCGTAGCATGCTGGATGCTGAGGTAATGGTCTATATTAAACAACCAAATAGTATTGGCCCGTCGCCTGCTGTTAAAGTTAAACATGCGCAGGCTGGCTTTGACTGGGATTCTGGTAGACTATTAATTGCTTGTGAACAAGATCTTATGGTCGCCGACAACGATCTAATTAATAGAGTAAGGAAAGCGGAAGAGAAGTATGGATGGGCAGACTACGAGATGCGTGGTCTGGAAGCACAAGTGAAACGATTAACTAAACGTATTAAGGAGCTAGAAGATGAACGAAAATGAGAATGAAGACATGGGAGAAGATAACTTCCCGTATAGTATTAACTATGAGAAGATCTTAGAACAGAAAGCTATGCTTCCTATTACTAAGTTGCTAGTGACTGAGTTGCAGAAGAATCCCTACATGTTGCCAGGTGACTTCTTCCGAGACCTGCCTGATTCTACCCTCCATGAACTTCAAGGAGTTGCTGAGAACAACGAGTCTCAACACTTTGAGGAGATTATCCTGATGGCAGAAATGTTGACCCAGGCTGAAGGGTTATCTAGTATGTCCTTTGAAGAATTGAACAGGCGTACTAACCAGTTCATCATGTACCTGACATTGGAATCATTGAAACGTAAAGGATTGGTTAAAATCCATTATGAGAATATGTCCTTTGGAGATGAGTACGGGGACAAGATGATTGCTGAACGAGCATAACAAAAAAGGGACCTTTCGGTCCCTTTGAAGTATCTAAAAGAAGATTAGATGTTTATGCTCCCCAAGCTAATCCACTACGCGCCCACTGATCATCTGGTTCCCAGTTAGTAGACTTAGACTTTAAGATAGCAGTCTGTGTTGTGTTGTTATTAACAACCTGTGAAGATGAGCTATTATTCATTGATGCTGCTGAAGCTGCTAGTGCGGCCTTAGCGGCATTTTCCGTTTTAGCATCTGTATTCTCACTAGTAGTCTTTTCAAGTGCTTTAGTAGCCATTCCAGTAGATGGTGTCTCTGCTACTATTGCACCAGTCTTTGGATTCATACCAGCAAACTCGTAAACCGAATCAGGAATAGCCTTGGCAGCCCATGCAGCAGGACCATTACCTGAAGGATTAGGTAATACACCGCGAAGAACTTTCTTAATGAATTCAGTTGCCATATCAGCAAGACCCTGAAGTTGAGCCATTGCTGCACTTGGATTAGTGAATAGGTTTACTACAAAATCAATTAGTCCATTCACAAACTCAAATAAACCTGAAACAACCTTAGTGATTAGATCTGAGAATGAGAATGAATCAAGTGCTTTAGATGCGTTCTCCCATCCTAAGATGTTTAGAACCCATGATACGCCATCCTTAAGTAGATCTAATAGACCACCAATTAAACCATTAAGCAATCCAGTTAAACCACCTTTGAGTGCGCCTAAAAACTTCTGGCCATATGAACCTTCAGTCTTAGTCCATCCATCTAGTGCTCCGGAAACTAGGTCAAATATTGACATGATAACTTGAAGTGGCACAGCAAGTTTACCAATTACTGCACCGAGTACTTTACCAACCTTAAAGAAAATGCTAAAGGTGTCAAATAAGTTAGCAAAAGCTTTGATGAACTTAGCAAACATGCCAACAGACTCTTTACCCTTACTAAAGACTACTGCTAACATATCAGAGATAGTATTAATTACAGTTCCAATCTCTTTAAAGATATCAGCAAAGTATGTCCATCCACGTTTAAAGACACCAACAACTTTCTGAATGAGTGTATTCTCAGTAAAGATACTAGTGATAGATTTTAGTACACCTGTAAACTTAGTCCACCCAGTACTAAAGGCATCTACTACTGTGTCAACAATCTTTAAACTACCTTTGAATAAAGACAACACTGGTTTAAAGAATGAAACGATCTTTTGAATTAGACCAACTGTAAAGCCAGATAGTAATGAAGCACCAATGACTAAGATGTCAAGGATACCACCAGACTTCATGTCTTTACGTAAAGCCTTCAATTCTGCTAAAGAGTTTTCAAGAGTAGACTTAATTACATCTTCTCTCTTATTATCTTTTTCTTGTTCTTGCTTTACTTCTGCAGCACTCTCTAAGGTATTACCCATAGAAGGTGTCATTGACACTTCTGCAGCACTCTCTAAGGTATTACCCACAGAAGGAGACATTGACATAATAACAGGCATCTTTAACATGTGATTAGTTAAGTCTGCAATGTTATTTGAAATGTTTGTCAGAATGAAATTGGTAGCAATGAGATCGTCGTTACCGGCAATCGTTTGCTTTCGAAGATCGGCAACTAAAGTTCTTAGCGAAGACTCGCCTCCAGTTGTACCTGACTCGGCACTACCGGTTTTCTTCTTATTTGTGTTCTTAGCCATTGTAGTTTATTTCTCTAATGATATTTGCTGTTTAACTTCTTGATTCTTTCATTTTCTTCTTTCACATGCTCTACTAGCATTGCAATATAAATTTCTCTCTCCCACGGAAGCATCTCATCTAATTCAGTTAAACTGTATTTGTGATGTTGCATCATGATAAAATTCGCTCTAAAATAATTCTCTAGCGAATCGTGTGAGAGAGCTATACGAAAAAACTTTCCAAACCTTCTAGCACAACGTGGTTATGGTGGCCACAGTTCATGCATTCATATTCTAAATCATGCTTTAACTTTGGTAAAGAACTAAAGAAGTCTTTGATCTTTTCAAACTGTTGTTTATTCAAAGATTCAATGAAGTCCTGAACTTCTTTCTTTGATTGTGTTGATACATCATAAACATTTTCAGTATCAAAGATCTTGTCTAAGCATGCTGCAATAACTGCATATGTATTTTCTACATCAGACTTCTTAGAATCAATATTACGTAATACGTCGTCTGATGTAGGGAACTTCATAATCACACCAATAGTATCACTTAACATAATCTTAGTCTCTGGGATATTAGACAGATCTAATTTAATATCCTCAAGGTTTAAGTCTACGTCATTTTGTGCTGAGCACTCTGAGCACTTCAATCCAATGTTAGCATTTTCACCAACAGATTTTGCTCGTAGTTTCAAGAATAGGAATTCCAATTCTGATACTGGTAATGCTCTTGCATTAACTTCATCAAAGGTGCATGCACTTACGATATCGCGCATTGCATTCATGATTTGCTTTTGGTCCTGAGACTCTAAAGCCATTAGTAGTATCTTTTCCTCTTTCACCAAGAAAGGACGATACTTGACAACTCTTTTACTTAACGGTAATTCAACTTCAAATGTAGGTGTGTTTAAAATAGGTAAAGCCATAACAATCTCCAAAAATTATAATCCAAATGTACGTCCAACTGAACCAAGTAGTAGTTTACCCTTAGACAATATAGACTCAACGTAACCTTCTTCAGCCCAGTCTTCATACGTAAATGTTACGTTTATTTTGCTAATTCCATTCTGAGATTCGTTAGACAAATCATAAGATGAAACAGTTACTGGGTATGCATTCTTTAAAACACATGTATAAACCGGAACATCTCTTTGATCCAGTTGTTGAATGATAATGTCAGTAGCGTAAGAAGAACGATACTTCATTGTCATTTTCTTTTTATCAAAAATTCTATTAGTCCAGTTCTCAAAGAACTTTTTCATATAATGATCATTCGTTATATGAAATGACATAGTGACATCATCATTAATATAGTTATATGGCATCTTAATCGATAACATATTGTTTGTTAAATCTGTAGTAGAGATCTGACGTCCTGGCATCGTGACTGAATCACATAGGATAGAAAGATCTCTAGGGTTTTGAACAAAACTATTAGAAGCGCTATTACCTTTCTTAAAGGCTTTAGCTATAAGTTCCTGTGGGTCGAAACTTACAAGAGGTAATGGCATATACACAGCAAAACGATTTGCTGGTGCTAATCCTCCACGCTTATTGATAAGCGATTTAAAATTATCTACGTTCATCTTCCTAGAATTCTTTTTCTTGAATCAGCCCAAACTTGATTCTTTCTTGCACCTTGAAACTTTTCAGTAGGTAAAAAGATTGCGGTTTCCCATTCTTGAGATGGGACCATCATTAGTTTAGACGTGATGTTTGTTGTTAAGTAATGCTTAAAGCATGGGGCGAATTCTTTAAATTGTCTAGCGCTAGACAATAAACTATAAGTTAGTTTTAAACGAGTCTTCTCATCAAACTCAGTCTTATTAGCAATAGTCATTAGTTTATCTAAGAAAACTGCTCGAGTAGTTGGTTTCAAATAATGTAAATTGATTCCATAGAAACCGCCAGGCGCTGGCCCTACTGCTAAGATGAGTGGTAACGTATCATAGTATGGTAAAGTTTCTTTGCCCTTTGGATCATATGTAAAGTGATACATGTATCCTGGAAAGAATCGAGTTTTACGTACAAGTGTTGGATCTTTTAAAAACGTAGCTTCATTGATACGTTTAATTCCACGAACGCGCTCAGTGAACCATTGTTGTGATTCCTTTGTGCGTCGCTCAATCCCAGCACTCGTAAGTTCAGATCGTAGTTTTTCAAATAAAGATATTGCCATATCTCTATTTATTATAAAATTTTGATACCCATAGATCTAATTTCGTCTTCAGTCCAGACGACAAATTTCCATCCACGGTCTTTAGCATATGTAGTAGCTGCTTTCCATTTACATTGATTCTTAACATAAGTTGCAGCTTCAGCTAAGAACTTGCGTGTTTGTCGTGCCGGCTTCTTTGGAGGAATCGTTTGATTCTTTGGTTTAATTTCCACAAGGTAAGTACCTTCAGATGTAGTAAACTTTAAATCTACAAAGTACCTGTGATACTTTTTATCTAAGTCATAGTAATAAGGCACTACGACTTCTTCACTTGACCATTTTAAAATTTGTGGATTTTCATCACACCATCTAAAGACGTTACGTTCCCATAGTGATCTATAAATCACATTTGTGTGGTCACCTGAATACTTTGCAGGATTCTTGACCTTGTACATACCTTTGTAGGTTGCCATATAAATAAGTAAGTCCGTATCTATAAAAAGAGATTATTCTAATGCTCGATAGTTTAAAAAACAAGTTTAATAGTGGTATTGATCACATTAAGCAAGCTTTTACAAAAAATTACACAGGTAAAAAATTAAGTTTAAGATATCCATTAGGTGATATTGAAAAACACCAGAACATCATTAAGTTCACTGCATTGACGCGCGATCAGAAAAGCGATAAAACCCAAGACTTTATTAAACCTGAATTTGTCTCTTCAGCACTTGGATCAGTATCTTTATATATGCCAGGCGGGTTACAGATTAACGACAACCTATCATACGATAACACCGATACGGGCGCAGGTGGTATGATGGTCAACTCATATCAAGGTTCTGCTTCTACTTCTGAGTTCTTTAAAGGTG